CATCCATTTGGCGAGTTTGCGGCTTATGGATTCTCGGGTGTACCAAAGTTTTTCTGCTATTTGTTGTTGTGTATAGTGGTCTAGTAGTAATGGTTTTATTTCTTCAATATCTAAGAGTTCTCTTGTGCAGAATGTGAGGTTTTGTGAGGTTTTTTCCTTACTTTTTGTTGGTATTCTGCCTAGGGCTTGTAAGCATAATGTTTCTTCACTCATCTGTGTGTCAGCTTCCTATAAACAATAATGTAGACGACCACCATGATTATGATGGCTGCGAGTATTAGGGACGTCAAATAAATAGGGCCTCATAACAGGTTTTGTGTCGTGGGGTTAATGTGTAGCCGTTCTGTTTGGTTACTATTTTGTCGCCTACGTGGAAGAAGTCGCCGCATTTGTTGCAGGTGTCCTGTCTTAGGCGTTTTAGGTTGCTACGTGTTAGGGTGTATGTGTGGATAGCCATTTGTGTGGTTTCCTTGTACAGTAAAATTTTAGGTGATTTCGTAGTTGAATGTAACTATAGCGTCCATAGAACCAGCATGTGCAGTGGGGGCAGAGGGCTAAGTTGGTTGACTGTTTTTTTTAGAAGTGTCATTTTTACATTCAACCGCTTGCTATTTCGTTTGGGGGTTCGGTGGTTTGTTGTTGTGTTGCTACTATTACAAAGATTTTTAGGAAAGTA